TATCGAAGAGGAGATATCGTTTATCTGACAGGTTCGTTTAAATTGTCAGCGGCGAAATATAATCAAGCTGTTTGGTTTAATGTTCCATCATGGGCAGCGCCGATTGACAGGCCTCGAATGTACTGGAGCTCTGGCAGCAATTTTTATTTGCTAGCTTTCGATCCATCAACGATTAATAATATTATTTGCATAGATAATGTCGCACAAGATACGTGGTTAACAGGTTCGTTTTGTTGGTTAGCAAGAGACCCTTATTAAAGGAGGAAAACGATGAAAACAATTTATAAAGTATTATACCCGATGGGATTTGAAGAACACGAAGTAGCAGATGATTTTCCAACATCTATTCCTTTTGTGGAAATCGAACCTATTCAAAATTTAGAAAACCCACAATCTCAGTTCTTTAATTTTTCTAAGAACAGATGGGAAGAGGCGATTACTCCAAATTACGCAGAAAAATTAGAGTTTATTGAGACTTTAACAGAAACTGTCCAAAAGGAAAATGAATTCTTAAAAGAAAAGGCAGAAGTCCAAGAAAACCAATTGACTAAAACTCAATTAGCGTTAGCTGAAGTGTATGAAATGCTCGTTCCAGCAGACAGGGAGGTTAATTAGATGGCAAATATTTACGTCAATTTGATTCAGAAAGGCCTGAAGACTATTGAAGAAGTTCCTAGAACAATCAGAAATGAAGTACAAGCAATCCTTGATGCAGAAACTGCGAATTAGGATTGCTTTTTATTTACTCAGAAGGGAGGTGGAAGAAATGGCTGTAGTGTATGCGATTTTAATTATTAAAGGTAAGAAAACGATTGAACAAGTACCAGGTCTAATTCGCGAGCAAGTGAAAGAGATTCTAGTAGATATGGATTTGCCAGAATTGGCTGAATAACAATTTAGCCTCGTTTTTAACGGGGCTAATTATTTAGTTGGAAGGCGGGGGAGTTTTGAAAGATGATACTGCACAAGATGTTATTGAGCGCTTAGTGCGCATTGAAACAAAACTTGATAATTACGAGGCATTGAGAGAGAAGGCGGATGCTGCGAAAGATGTGGCGGATCACGCATATTCTATTGCACTCAACAATGCTGATGACATCAAAGAAATTAAAGCAAATAATAAATGGTCATGGGGTTACATGATCGGTTTAGGTATTACTATATTAGGCTATTTCTTAACGAAATTATAGGGGGGTTTGAAATGATTTTACCGGACAAGTATTACCAAATTATTAAATGGGCGGTTCTCACAGTGTTGCCAGCTGCATCTGTTTTAGTTGGCACACTTGGAAAGGCATACGGTTGGGGTGGCGCGGATATGACTGTGCTAACAATTAATGCTGTAGCTACTTTTTTAGGAGTAGTTACAGGTGTCTCAGCATACAATTCGAAAAAATAGGAGGAATCACATGAAAAAGAAAATTACGTTACTGAGCCTTTTACTGGCTCTTTTTTTATTGCCTATTAATGGGTTTGCTTACACGATCAATAACGAGTTCAATTTAGGGGCGAATGAAGGCAGTCCAATTAGAGCAAATCCAAATTATATTGTGGCGCACGATACTGCAAATCCTAGCGCAACAGGACGTAACGAAGCTACCTTTATGAAGCGCAATTGGATGAATGCCTACACTAGCTATATTGTTGGTGACGGTATTGTCTACCAAGTTGGTGAACCCGGCTATGTGCAATACGGAGGCGGCTCTTATGCCAATGCGAATTCGCCAGTACAAATTGAATTGCAAGCAACGCCCAATCCAGCGCTCTTTAAACAGAACTATAAAGTTTACATTGAATTAATTCGTGACAGTGCGAAACGGTTTAATATTCCTCTTACTGTAGACAGTCCAGTAGGCGGCAAAGGGGTCATCAGTCACCAATACATTTCTACGAATTGGTGGGGCGATCATACGGACCCGTATGGCTACTTAGCAAGTCACGGTGTCTCACAAGCGCAATTTGCACATGATGTGAAGTATGGTTTTGAATCAAACGAGAACAAACCTGCACCGACTCCAAGCAAACCTGTAGATCCAACTACCGCAGGATCAGGATATTCTGTAATGAACGATGGCAAAGGAAACCATGCTCATGTTGATCAATGGGGGAGAATCGGGAACACCTTGAAGGCGCGTGGGTGGCATATCGCTAATTACAAGTATCAATATGTATTTATTATTGATCGGACAACTGGCAAAGAATTGGCACGCCAGAAAGCACCTGTAGTAGCAAGACCAGATGTGAATGCTGCTTATCGGACGACTGGGAATGTCGGTTATGATGTGAATTTCAATGCTAAGCATTTTAGTGGTAAGTCAGTCATTGTGATGACACGTGCTACAAATGACGCTAAAGGTGATGTAAGTGGAGGTCATCAAGACTTCTACGAAACACGTTGGTATCACGATATTAAGTGACATTAAAAAAGAGTTTAGGCGAGAATGCGCTTGCAAGATATTAACAAAAGAGCTATTATGAATGTGTAAGTTTTGCCAGAACTTACTTCTTTTTCATAACTAAGTTTCATCTTGATCGGCAACCAGTCGTGTGCGGGCTGGTTGTTTCTTTGTGTAGTGTATCACTTTGTCATGAGTGTATCATTTGCAAAGTAAACGTTTTATGGGTAAGTTAATTTTAATGGGAAGTCACTCGCCCATAAAAAAAGGGAACGTCAGATACAGTTACTTGGGGAAGTGGACTGTGGGGAAGATCTGACGTTCTATTCTGTATTATAACACGTTTTAAAAATAATAATCCTTATTTAAGAGTATTCCTAGTTCAATTGGTAGAATACTCCGGTTCATATCGGAAGATGCGGGTTCGAGTCCTACAAGGCCCTACAGGGTACATAAAAAATACCTCCTCTTTTAGAGAAGGTACGCAAAAAGAATGATTATTCTTCAAAATCCAATTTTAATTGTTTGGGCCCTTTAATGTGTTCGATTACTTTTTTTACAGAATACTCCGTTTTCAAACCATTGTCAGTAAACTTTTGCTGTGTCTCCAGTATAACTTTTAGAGCATCACTAGCACCGAATTGTTGTTGATTATTTTCAATAGAAGTGAGAAATTCTTCATCTTCAATTTTTGCCCAAAAAGGTTTGTTACCATCAGTCAGTTTCCATTTTTCATTCGCAAATGAAATATTGATAATTTGCAAATATACAGTACTTTCAGTTGAAGGGAATTCTTTATCTTCAATCTCTGGAACATCAAAAGCTGAGACATCTTGCTTAGATATTGACACAGAAGCATTTTTCTCAGTTGAAAATTCAATTGCTTCAATACCTTCTGATTCTAACGGCCGAACAAATTCCTTAGTCGTTTTTCTAAATTCAACATTTCTATATGCTTCAAAAACATCTTTGGAAACAGTAATTGAAGTTTCATCGTCCAAAGTAATCTTTACTTCTCCTTCAGGCAATTCTTTTTTTCTTTTTATTTTCTTTTTACCTACTTTGGTAATGAAAATAACTGCTGCTGTGAAACCAGTAGCCAGTTCAATTAAATTTCTTAAAGCTTCTGATTCATTTCCATTTAGTAAATCAATAGCACTCGACAACAAATCGTTTCCATTTGCTAATATTAAATCAACAATAAACGATCCTTTTTCAGAAGCCTTAATATCTAGTGAAACAGGTTGTTGATATGGATGAGTGATCTGTTGTATTTCTTGAAAGGCTTCAGAAAGAGCTAACAAAGAAGGAGCCAAGTCTCTGATAGGAATCCTTCCATCAACCAAAGCTTCTCCTGCATATCTTACAGAAAATTCGTACTTTGCCAACACTTTTACCACCTTTCTTTCTATATGATACTTTATAAAAATAATCAGAACAATAGCAATTTAGAATTAAACTGACAATCGATTTAACTCTAACATGATTCTAGTTTCTCCGATCACACTATATTTCCGCACAATGAACTGTTTCCTACTATTGTACTCGCCAGCAACAGCGATCCGCATTCCATCCTCTACATCTGCAAAAAAATTCAACGAGTGACCAGCAATCAAACAGCTAGTATCATCAAGCTTAAAATAGACGAGGGGACGTTCAGAATACTTAAGAATTTTTACGCTACTTACAATACCATTTAACGATTTCATACGATCACCCCTAGAATAAGATATTTATATCATACAAACATATGTTCCGGTTGTGAAGGGGAACAATTTATTAAATTTGATTGTTCGTCATATCGCCGCCCAAAGCTAAAAACTGCATGAGTAATCACCAATATCGTTAGAGCTTGAATTTGATATTTGTTACCTGATGAAGTATATTTGTCTAGGTATTATTAAACCTCTTGAGGAACTCTTAAACCTTTGTGAATCAGGAAATAAGATAAGAGGCATTCATGGCCGTTCTGAAAATGGATGAGGATGAACCCAAGAAGAAATAAGGGTTTGTTTGAAAATATCCGCTATGAATGATTGTGATTTTCATAAAAATTCGCCCAATGTTCGCCCGATGTTTTATTTGGGCGAACATTTTTAATGAAAAAGAGCGAATTTAGTTCATTGAACGGCGAAGACGTTCGGCGAAAATATCAACGGCTTCAGTTCTCATTTTCTTAGTAACATGTACATATTTATCCATAGTAGTAGAAATCCTCGAATGGCCGAGTCTTTCTTGAACAATTTTCGGTTTTACTCCATCCTCTAAGAGCATTGTTGCATGCGTGTGTCTCAAAGAATGGAAGTTAAAGTTAATACCTAAATTCTTCTTGATTTTACTTGCTGACCATTTTATTGAATTTGGTGTGACAGGCTGTCCGTTTTCTTTAGTACATACAAATGAACTTTCATAATAAAACTTTCCATATCTCATTCTGTTTTCTAATTGTCTTTTTTTATGGCTTTTTAACTCTTCAAGCAGCATGTCATCAATACTGATGGTTCGATAACTAGCCTGCGTTTTGGGTGTTCCTATTTGTATCCCATTCTTGTCTTGTAACATAATTTTAGTGATAGTTAAAGTCTGATCTTCAAATGACACATTGTCCCAGGTCATCCCACAAACTTCGCCGCGACGCAACCCTGTGTGGAAAGCAATGACAAGAGGAATGTGAAAAGAATCCGAAATAGGGGTGTTATCTAAAATTTTAAGGTACTGATCCATTGTTATAATTTTCATATCATCTCTTGACTGTTTTGGTTTAGAAGGGAATGCCGGCATTTCGACATAGTCCATTGGATTGCTATTAATTAGTTGATAAGGGAAGACTGCTCTTCGAAATGCACCTTTTAGGACAGTGAAGATAATCTCTACAGAATGTTTTGAGAGCTGTTTATTAAATCCTTCAGGTAGTTTATTTACAAGCTCCTGCAATTTCGCAGGGCCTATTGATTGAAGTAGGTATTTCCCAATTTCTGGCTTCACGTATTTATCAATTACATTTTTATAGTTTTTTTGCGTATTATACTTAAGTTTCTTCTCAACATAATTTTCAAACCAGTAATCAAAATAATCAGAAACACTAATATCCGTTAAATCCACTTTACCGCCACGTTTATATTCGTTCAGCGCTTCTCTTAGATGTTCTTGTGCCTCAGTTTTTGTATTCCATCCACCTTTTTGTATACGCTGACGTTTACCGCCAACTTTTGCCATTTCGATGGTATAGTGCCATTTGTTGCCGATTTTTCTTACATGTCCATTCATAACAAACGCTCCTTTTGTATTCAGATTGGTATTGATGTAAACAAACGTATGTTCTTTTTGATGTTAAAAGAAAAGCCCGAAGGCTAATCTTTAAGTAATTGGTTGAAGATCAACTTTATTAGTCGAAAGTAGGCGTGTTACAGAACTGGCAAAAATATATTCATTAGCCACGCGCTTCTTATTAGCTGAATAATTTAAAGAGTATTGAAACCCTTTATCAGCTTTAGAATAGAGTTCAGAAATTTGTGGAGCCTTGTCATAAGTTAAAATCCAATAATAATCATCCATACTTAATATTTTATCTCTAATAAGTTGATGTTGATATTTTTTATAAAAAGATAGATACAAGGATTGTCCTTGAACGTAGTATGGGGGATCAAAGAAAATGAAAAGACGATCTTTTGGATACTCTTTTTTTAGTAATTCAACAAGATTTGCAGCATCTTCATTGTACAAATGAATTTTGTCTTTTTGCTCAGCAATATTTCTGATTTTTTTTATTAGATTTAACTTATTAAAACGGCAGTCAATTTTGTATTTTCCATTTTGATTGCGTCCACCAATGGGACCGCCAGAAATAATACCGCTAACGTTTGTCCGATTCAGAAAGAAGGTAGCAAATGCACCTTCTAATGAGCCTATGACTCTGCCGCAATTACTATATATTTCTTTTTGATTATGCCATTCTTCGATAGAAATTTCAGTAGTATTGATTAACTGAATAAATTTATCTGTATCATTTATAATAGCTCTCCAAAAATTATAAATAGCGGGGTCAAAATCATTTATGATAATTTCTTCAACTTTTTTAATAAGAAGTAATTCAATGGCCACCCCGGCCCCACCCGCAAAAGGCTCGCAATAGATTGGAGCGATTATATTGTTCTGCTTAATTGTCGAATCTACAAACTTCCATAACTGAGTTTTCCCACCTGGATACCTAAGCGGGGATTTTGTGTGTGGCATTATGATCACCTCAATTCCATATTATCAAATTAAATGTCTTTTGGCCAATAATCTATTACAATAGATGTTCAATATCGCTAATGTCAATACCACTTTTATTTGCAACATATTCGATTGATTTCTTTAAATCCTCATAGAATTTTTCGAGACTTGGAGATAGATTGTTTTTACTTTTCCAAAACTTAACGGGATTGTTAGGGCCTTTCCAATTTAATTGTTCGTGTTTAAACCACATTTTCCAAACTTCACGAGGTTTCTTTTTATAATAATCAGAATGGACAATGTTATATGGGCCATCATCATTTGCGTATGTATCACGCAAGATACGTTTGATAATGTCGTAATGTGGATTATTCATAAATATTTCGTGGGAATAATTTTTGGTATTATCCCAGTACTCAGAATTATTATCGTCAAGTATTTCAAAAACAAATCGTTCTGGAGGATATTTATTTTCAGATGGTAGATTTATATAATTTTTAATATTTTTTGGTGCGACATTGTCTCCATCCAAACAGACAATTGATCTAGCGTTGAATTCAGGGATTTTAAATTTGTGCAATTTTAATAATTCTGTGCAACCGAGAGAAAAACTGTTTTGAATATTTAAATATGACAGAATTTTCTTCTTAGTAACTAGCCCTTTAAAAACATAGATTGCTTCTTTATCTTCAAAGTATACAGGAATTTTTTCACTACTCATTTCCTTTTCGGCTGCGACAAAAAACTGATTTTTTATCGTATTTATGTTGGTGATAGGCATAATGCCTAGATCACGATGTTCGATATTTAGATTAAACAACTCAATTAAATTTCTATTATTTGGACTTAATTTTAAGTCCATTGCGTACTCTATTAGTTCAAGTGAATGTGTAGTGCAAAAAATTTGGATACCAAATTCTTTTGCCTTGCTATATAGTATTTTTAATAACCTTATTTGTGCTGCTGGATATAAAGTGACGTCAATTTCATCAATTAACAAAATTCCACCAGAATATTCATCATAATTTTTTTTAAGTTTTTTAAATGAATATAATGCCAGTAAGATTTGTCCAATGTTATCCTCTCCAGAGGAAATCATTTCGATGGATCTTTCTTTAGGAATAAAGGCAGCAGTCCTCTTATCGTTATTATTACTAATTGTATTTTTTTAATAAAATTGATTGATATAAATCAAAAATTTCTTCAATATCGGATTCAGGTAATCCATAGTTTTTTTCCTTTAGTCCTCGTTCTTGAACAATCGGATTAACTCTTTTTAAGCCAAGATATATCACTGGAAATATAATATTTGAAGATGAAGTATCCGTAGAACTTTCATCTATATTGTTTATTCTTCTGGTAACTAATCTAGGATTTCGACGATCAGCATAATCATTGCTTTCAATTAAGTAATTGATGTCTGGCTTATTGTTCTGATTTGCTTTCATGGTAATAGAGGCATGCCTTTTCCTTTTAACATCTGCTGTCGAAAGCTTGAAGTGTTCATCTGCACGGGATTCAAAATTTTTCTCATTATAAGTAGTAATACTCTCGAATAGTTGCATCTTTTCTATTTCAGCAGGGGTGGGGTTTGTTTTCGAATTAATAGTTTCATACTCTGTTTTTGATATGTCATAAATAATTTTTGGATTAAATGAGAAGCCTTGTGCAATCATACCAAGAATCGTTGATTTTGCAGTCCCGTTTTTTCCCGCTAAAATATTTAAATGTTTCGCTGGTTTAAAATTGATATTGTTGATGATTCTAAAATTCTCAAAAGTTGCATTTGAAATATAATAATGTTGTGGATTCTTCCAAGCCATATAAATTTCCTTTCACTTCACTGCATTTTTTATTCCCCGAACCGGAATCGAACCGGCGGCGCCAGGCGGGGAGGGTAGAGCTAATCTTTTTCTCGTAAAACTTTTTCAATGTCTTTTTTCGCTTGCACGTAGTAGTTAGCTACTTGCTTGGCAGATTTGTGATCTAAGTCCACTTTTTCCAAATAAATGATCGCTAGATCGTGAGCCGCTTTTCTAATTTCTTCATCTGACATTTCGATTCACCTTCTTTCTTTTTGGATCTAATCGAACTTGCAGAGTTAGGTGGGGAGGCAGTACTAATTTCTAGGAGCGCGATATCCGGCTCTTTCAGCTTCATCAACTGTTTTAAACAAAGCTGCTGGATTAGTTGTTTTATCATAATATCTGCTCCCTGGAACG